CTCAAAGAGCTCAACATCGGAGAAACAACGAAAGCTATCTCCGCAAACCAAGGCTACCCCAGCCGAACTCCCTCAAAAGAGGAAGCCCAACCGAGGCAAGTCAAGATCAACGATGATTTCTCACGTTCTGTGGTCATTGCCGACCACAATCCCAGGTGTCCTCAGGAGCATACGGGTCCAGGTGCACAGGTGGAAAGGCCAAAGGCCTCACTCACATGAACAGCAGATCCCGGCTCGAGTTATCCAAGCAGCGCGACGGTTGCATGAAATATTACAGGACAAAGGTGGTGGTGATAAGAGGAAAGAAGCAGCGCAGTTCTGCCGGCAATGGACAGTTCTCGTGTCGGCACTCCGATTAGCTACACGCATAGGTGTAGGCCCATTACGCGTCCAAGAGCCGCATCACTGCAAAGCAGCGGCGGGACTGTGGGCGCTCGCCGAGTGGGCGATACTCGTCGGGGAGTCGCAAGGGCACTATGCCTTTGGCAAAGCCATCAAACAGTGGGCCAATGAGGCCACTGCGGAAGCTGTCGGAGCGCCGCTGCGGGCGCAATCCGTGGGGTTCGCTCCACGGTTGACACGATTCATTTGTGGTACACTCCGGCAACAGTGGACCATCGACGCTGCGTGGGCGTTTGCGAATGTTGGTAGGAGTATCCCGCCAGCCGCCGCAGTTTCTCATGGAGAGAAGGGGCGGATCAACCTGATTGCGATAGAGCTGCAATCATGGCAGACGAGACTCACAACCGCATTCGAAGAACGCAGCGAAGATCTTCTAACAGAGCTAACTAACTTTGTAAGGAACAAAGTTCAGCGAGCTACGTCAGGCTGGAAGGACCGAGCCGATTGGCTGGGTCCTGTCAAGCTAAATCGTTCTGCATGTCTAGAGAGAAGCAGAGCGAAGGGTGGTACGTACGACTATTACCTGTCACAGGCAGAGGAAGCGACGGAGAGCGAGGCATTGGTAATGCCTGTTGTCAATCGCTTGCCCTACCCGTGTCAGGAGGCACGGACTAAGAGGGATCCACAAGGTGGAGTCGAGACCCTCGAATTCCGTGCCCCAACCGGCACGGTTGAGTTCTACTCTCGCGCAATCCTAAGCGAGGAGGGTACTCAACCAAGAACAGTTGTACCACAAGTTCCAAAGTCCGCACCGCGTTGGGTGCGTGCCGAGCGAACTCGGGCCGCGGTGCTAAACCGGGCTGAATCCGAGTTCGAAAGCATGTATGGACACGGGGCACTCCCGCCAGCCAAACCAATCGTCCTTGAAGAACGAGGTCAGAAGTGGCGAATAGCGTCCAGGTCACCGGCATGCCTGGTTGTGCTCGGACAACGCATCAATTCGATGTTACTAAGGATCCTTAAACGTACTGGACCTCACGTGCACACACTTTCTGGAGGCACTTCGATTCCGAAACCAGTTAAGCACGGCGCCGCCCGGTGGGCGGCGTCTCCTAACTTTGAGTTCTCATCGACAGACCTCTCCGCTGCAAGCGACTGGATACCACATGAAGTGGCACTAGCCGCATTCGAGGGCGTATCACAAGCTATGGGCGACCGACTGACGCCACTATACTACAAAGTAGCAAGGGCATGTCTCGGACCGCAGTCCATTCCGTCATTTGAGGAGAATTTTCGAGCTTCTACTGGAGTAAGCTGGAAAGATGCTCTCAAGTCTGGTGCCGACCCGAAGTGGGCTGAGACACCAGGGCGACGGTCAGGACAACGAGGCCCGACCAGTAGAGGTATCCTCATGGGACTACCACTAACCTGGCCGATGCTTTCGCTCATAAACGAGTTTTGCGCCTACAGGGCATGCAAAGCTATTCGAGCCGAACAACAGCTTGCATTCGCTACTCCCCCTGATCGGAGAACCCCTCGTCAAATGTCGCTGACGAAGGGCTCGAGCAAGGGGCGTATCCGTAATGATGCGCGTGGTGAGGCGTTCGGAGACTTCCGAGTATATGCAATCGGCGGAGATGACTTCGCCGCTGCATGGACCTCGATGCACCGAGACTACTACGAGACGAACCTTCGTAGACTCGGGATGAAAGTGAACGACAATAAGTCGTACTACTCAACATCAGGACTCGTGTTTCTAGAAGTTCTGTACACTGGGCGCCGTGAAATGTTCACGGCGCGTGGCATGCACGACCATTGGGCAACCAACAGTCAGAAACAAGAGCCCCTGTCTAAGATCCTGGCGTGGCAGACAGAACGCGCGTTGGCTAAGGCACAAAGCATCAGGAACAACTTGCCCCCTCGAGAAGGAGGAGAGTTGTACCCTGCTCTGGTGGTGACCCGTGTTTCACGGGTGCGCCTGAGCGCCCTAGTTAGCGCGAAGCGTCAAGCACGGCAATCGGAAGGAGCTGGTGAAGACCAACTCCCTGCCTGGTTGACACTGTCGTCCGCAGTTACCTCATCATA